GTTGCGCTGGTGCGGCGCTTACGGCGGCAACGTCGGCGTTCGCCCGCTTTGTAATTTGTCCTCTGGAATCTTGGTATCTGATAGCCCGGATTCCGACGGAGCATACACGATCATTTGGAACCGCGCCCCCTCGAAGCCCTCTTCCATCACGGTTCCGTCCAGCGTGCGCGGCGGCGAAAGCCTGTCTATCAGTTGGGGGGCTTCCACGGACGAAGACGGCAATCTTTCCGGCTATATCCTCGAACGGCAGGTCAACGGCGGCGCATGGGCGCAGGTATACAAGGGCATCAACCGCAGTTACACCGACGCAATCACGTTCGGCTGGACCTCTATTGCGTACCGCGTCAAGGCGTATGACAGCGCGGGCGCGGAATCGGCGTATCAGACAAGCGCGACGCGGACGGTGGTAAACAACCATGCGCCCGTTATCAGCGGCACAGATTCCAACTTGGGAACGAAGACCGCCGCGTTCGCGCAGAGTTACAGCGTAACGGACGAAGACAGCGGGCAGACCTTGACCGTGACGGAGTACATCGACGGCACGCAGAAGCGTTCCTACACCGCGACAAGCGGACAGACCTATTCGTTCAACATCACCGCCGCAGAGTGGGTGAAGCTGTTGAACGGGTCCCATACGCTGAAAATCGTTGCGGCGGACAATTACGGCGGAAGTGCGACCCGGACGTATACGTTCGCAAAGAATGAAACGGAAATCGAACTCATGCTTGCGACCCCGCTTGCCGCCGACGACATGGTGACAAAAGGCATCATGTCTGTTGTGCGTCAAATTCCCGCAGGTGCAAAATTCACCGTGGAAGTCTGCAACAACGGTTTCGACACTTCCCCGACGTGGGAGGACGTGACGCAAAACATCGTAAGCGGAAGCAAGTTTTTCCTTTCCAACACTACCAAAACGGCGAACGCTTGGGGCTACAATTTCCGCATCAAGGTAAAGCGCGGAAGCGCAACGGGCGATTGCTTCATTACGTCTGCGGGAGGTAACTTTGAATGAGCATTCAGCACAGAGAAGACAGCATCCGTGATATGAAGTTGGAGCGGCTGGGCGTGACACCGCCGCAGGACTGGAACGACGTTGAGCAGGTACGCACGGCGAAGAAAGCCGAAATCGGCCTTGCGTGTTCCGCGGCTATCTACGCCGGAATCGACGTGGGCGGCGCACATTACAGCCTGACCGAACACGACCAAACCGAACTCATGGCGCAGTTCCAGACGGTCAAGGAGGGTGCAAAGGAAGTGCCGTACCACGCCGACGGCGAACTTTGCCGTATGTATACCGCGGAGGAATTCACCGCGCTTACACAGGCCGCGACCGCCCACGTCTTCTATCACCGTACTTACTGCAACCACCTGAACGCGTGGATTAAGCGGGCCGGGCTTGATGAAATCCCGGCTATCGTGTACGGCGCGGACCTGCCCGCCGACCTTGCGGCAAGCATGGCGGCGCTGATCGAGAAAGCAGGTGGTGACGCGTGAAACGTATATTGACGATTTGGGCCGCGCTGGGTGCGGCTTACGTCGTCTTTGAAACGCTTTTCCGTGGGTACTCACACCCGTCTATGTTCGTTGTAGGCGGGCTGTGCGGGGTTCTGGTTGGTGCTATCAATCAGGCTCCGCGCTTTTATCGCGCCCCGGTCATCGTGCAATCGGTCATCGGGGCCGTTATCGTGCTTGCGGTAGAGTTTGTTTCCGGGTGTGTCCTGAACCTGTGGTTAGGGCTGGGCGTTTGGGATTACAGCAATCAGCCGGGAAACGTGCTGGGCCAAATCTGCCCGGCGTTCGGCCTGCTGTGGTTCTTCATTATGCCGCTTGCTATTTGGGCGGAGGACACAACGCGTTATTTGATTTGGGCGTATGACTGCGCGGTTTATCACTCGCAGGAAGCGCCGCCCACAATCGCCCCGTATTCGCTGAAAAGCGTTTACAGGGACTTCATTTGCAGGAGGTAAAGAACATGAATGAAGTGCTTGCAGGTTTGAGCGTCGTTAGTACGATTTGCGCTATCGTGTTCGGCTACGTTGCCTTTGCCCGGAATGGGAAAAAGGACGTTGCCGACGAAGCGAAGAGCGACGCGACCGTTCTTACCGAAATCGGCTACATCAAGGCCAACACGGACGAAATCAAGGCAGAGCAAAAGGAACAGCGCAAAACGAACGTTGAAGTCGTTACGCGCCTGACCGCCGTTGAAGCGTCCGCAAAACAGGCGCACAAGCGCCTTGACACGTTCGAGAACCGGGAGCGGCACGAACACGAAGAGTAAGAAAGGCGGCGCGGCATGATTTATCTTTTCAGCGTTGCCGCCGGGCTGGTTGGCGGGTTCGCCGCCGTCCTGCTGTTGAGCGGACGACGGCCCCGCCGACGCAGAGAGGGCAAGCAGAGCCGCCGGAAGATAGAGTGTTCAAAGCTGGTTCTTTGGGCGGTCCTCTGTACCTATTTCGCCGGGTTCGGCGTGGGCGTATGGGCTGTTGTCCTCGACGTTTCACAGCTTGGCGTTTTCCTTGCCTACGTTGGGACACCGACGGCAACGGTCATCGGCTTTTATTCGTGGAAAGCAAAGGCTGAAAACGTTGTGAAAATCAAAAAGGCAAACCCGGAGGAAACGGAGGGAATGCCCGTTGACCTGAACAACGTTCAGCCGTAACGGAGGAATACACATGACACAGGAACAAAAGAAATTCATCGAGCGGGTGGGCGCACTTGCCGCGGCGGATATGCAGAAAAGCGGGGTCCTCGCGTCCATGACGATAGCGCAAGCAATCCTTGAAAGCGGTTGGGGCAAATCCGGCTTGACGGTCAAGGGGAACGCCCTGTTCGGCATCAAGGCCGGGACAAGCTGGACCGGTGCCGTTTACAGCGGCAAAACGCAAGAGTGCTACGACGGCGTGACCTTTACGACCGTGACGGGCCTTTTCCGGGCCTATGGCAGTTGGGCGGAAAGCGTCGCCGATCATTCCGACTTGCTTTCGTGCAATGCCCGCTATAAAGCGGTCATCGGGGAGCGGGACTATAAAGCCGCGTGCCGGGCAATCGCCGCGGCGGGCTATGCGACCGACCCGAAGTATGCCGACAAGCTGGTTCAAATCATCGAAGCATACGCCCTGACCGCCTACGACGGCGCAGGAAGCGCCGCAAAGCCCGGCGGGTCAAATATCACGGCGGGGACCACAAGACCCGCAGACGCGAAAGGAGCAGGCAAAATGAAAGCGTCTGAATTTATCAACAAATTGCAAAACATTGTGGACAACTATAAAACGCTGTACGTCATGGGCTGTTTCGGCGCACCACTGACGGGCGCGAACGTGTCCCGCTATTGCACAAATCACAGGTACAACAAGCAGGCCACGCGAACGGCGATGATTCGGGCGGCGGCGGATAAGAACCCGCCCGTCTACGGGTTCGACTGCGTATGCCTTATCAAAGGCGTTCTTTGGGGTTGGAGCGGAAACGCCGCGAAGCCATACGGCGGCGCGGCCTATGCTTCCAACGGCGTTCCCGATCTTGGGGCAGACACCATGATTACGAAGTGTTCCGGCGTGTCCGCTGATTTCGGCGGCATTGTTCCGGGCGAAGCCGTCTGGTTGCCCGGTCATATCGGCGTATACATCGGCGGCGGAAAGGTCATCGAATGTTCGCCCGCTTTCAAGAACTGCGTGCAGGTGACGGCGTGCCTGAACATTGGCGCTATTTCCGGCATGAACGGGCGCAAGTGGACGAAGCACGGGAAGTTGCCGTATATCACCTACGACACCGCAGGCGGCGCACAGGACGGCGCAGGAAGCACGACAAAGCCCAGCGGCACAACTACCACCCCGGCGACGCTTGCGTTCGCTGTGGGCGACGTGGTGCGCTTTACGGGCAACACCCATTACACCAACGCGGCGGCGGCAAGCGGCGCGGCCTGCAAGCCGGGAACGGCAAAGGTAACGGCACTTGCAAAGGGCGCAAAGCACCCCTACCACCTTATCAAACAGCCCGGCGGCGGTTCTACCGTTTACGGCTGGGTCAATGCGGCGGACGTGCAGGCCGTCGGGAGCGGTACGACCGCGCCGAAAATGCGCGTCGGTGCAAAGGTGAAGTATTCCGGCCCGCTGTACCGTGACAGCAACGGCGGCGGACAGGGCAAGACCGTAAACGGAACGTATACGGTGAAGTATTACTATCTGGCCCGCAAGTGCGGCGTACACATCGACGGTTTGGGCTGGGTCCCTGAATCCGGCTGTACCGTCATTGGTTGACAGATCGAAAGGAGAAACAGAAATGAACGTTCTTACATTCCTTGCGAAGAATTGGGACAGCGTGCTTGTCATCGTCGCTTTCCTCGCGGTGGTTGTCGTGCTTATCAAGCGCGGCGAAACAAAGATTTTGAAGCAAATTCTTTTCAACCTTGTAACGCAGGCCGAAAAGCAGTTCGGAAGCGGTACGGGTTCCCTGAAATATGCCGCCGTCGCGGACTGGATTTATCAGCGAATCCCGGCGGTGCTGAAACTGCTTTTCACGTCCAGCGATATTGAAAAAATGATCGAAGCCGCTTTGGAGGAAGCGAAGAAAGCATGGGGCGCGAATGAGAATTTGAAAGGCTACATCGACACCCCATCCGTGGAAAGCCTGCTTGTCGGTATCGAAGCACAGGCCGTCCAGACCGAACCCGCAGAAAACTAAACACGTCCGATTCGGACAAAAACGAAAGCCCGTCGGGGGTCATTCCCCGGCGGGCTTTTTTTTGTTTTACAGTTTACCGGATAAGGAGGACAGAAACATATAAAGGTCAATCTTCCTGTCAATCCACACGGCTTCACCTGTTTCTTTCAGATAAACCGAATAAATCTCGTTTGGATGTTCATAAATCGCTGATATTTTGTTTTTCACTTGTCGAGGGATTATAATAGGCGTTTCTTGAAGAGCCTTGCGGCGGATTCTGTTCACGTTTATTCCTCCTTATTCTGAAATTGCCTTGAAGAAAACTTTATTCCCGCGGCGGTATACCTTGCCGGGGGTAACATAGTCAATGAAGATGGGCTTTCCTGTGCGTTCGTCGTGTTCGGGCTTGATTTCGTGGCGGTAGAAATGATATTTCCAACAGTTTTCACCGCAGGACTTGTCACCCACTTTGAGTTCCTGCCACATGAGGTATAAATCAGAAACGGAAAGAACCTCGACTTCCTCCAAATCGTCGTCCCCAACCTGATACGGGCAGACGGTGAAGTATTTATCCGTCGCAACTGTCTTCACAACGAAGCGCCCGTTTTCGCGGGTGTGAAGTTTGATCGTGTGTTCCATACTCACTTGTCCTTTCTCTGCCTAAAGTGGATTATAGCAGAAACAATGATTTTTACAACAGCAACGGCAATCAAAAAAATTCCGATTTTCACAAGCATGATTGACAGTTCAGAAGAAAAAGTGTATTCTATGGGTGGGCGGTGAACCCGCCCATAGAATACGGGGTTTCGGCTTACGTCAGCTTATCAATTATCAGTAACGCAAGCCCTACCAGAAAGTCCACGATTGCGGTTATCACGATGGTCCGAACATCGACCCGCGATTTCGTGGGCTTTTTCTTTTTCTTCTTCACCTTGTCACCCCCTTTCCTTATGCTCTTTATTATATACTAACGTTAGTATAAAGTCAATAGAGAAAATACGAAAAAGCAGAAAAATTTTGCGCCGTTGCAGTAGATACAGCGGCGCGAAAAAACGGAGCGGCGGAAACCGCCGCCCCGGTAAAGCGTCAGGCGACGAACACACCCAACGGAGAACCGCCGGGAGAGCGCCACCCGCGGCGGTGAATGTCGGACAGGCGGACACGTTCAGGAGCATTTGCGCCGTCATACAGGACCATAGCGAAAACGCCGCCGTGAAAGAAACGGGCATCAGGCAGACTAACAAAGCCGATGACGGTTCCGCCCTGCGGAGGATAGCAAGCGCCGCAAATGCGTTCGACGCGCTGGCCTACCATAACAACAACGGTGTTCACGTCGGCGGGCTGGGTGATTTCAACGCCGCAGGACGTTTCGGCAGCGGCTTCCTCGACGCTGGGTTCATCTTCCGGCTGAACCTCGTTTTCAGCACGGAAGACCGGGGCCATAGAATAACGTTCGGGAATGATATATTCGCCGCGTTCATCGAAGAACAGCTTTGCGCGGCGGGTCTTGCCGTTACGCTCGAACGTCACCGTCTTTTCGGTGCGCTTGATAATCTTGATGGTGAAAATGCAATCGTGATTGCAGGCGCTACGGTCAAAATATTCATTGCCGATCTCGAACTTTTTCATATTGATTACCCCCATATATAAAACCAGAAGTTGAAGTGTCATTGTATGCCGTGTCGGTTCCCTTTTCGTGTCAGCCCGTAAGGTTGGCTGTTGTCGAACTCTACACCCCGACAACCGGGCGGCTTTGGTTTCTCTTTCTGATTATGATTATATACTAACGTTAGTATAAAAACAAGCTGGAATGATGCACAAATATACTAACGATAGATTGTACGTTTTTATACTTGCGTTAGTATAAACAGCGTGATAAAATGGACAAGTAAAGGAGTGGTGACAATGGCAAGCAAATATGGAAACCCACGCGGGAAAGCCGCAACAGACGCGAAGCGGAAATACAACAGCAAAAACTATGACAGGATTTACCCGTATGTAAAGAAAGGCAAGAAGTCCGTATATCAGAGAGCGGCAAAGGCAAGCGGGTTTGATAGCATAAACGATATGATCGAATCGCTGATGGACGAACGGGCGGCGGCGGTGTTGGGACTGTCGCCGGAGCAGTTCGCGGCAGAGGTTCAGGCCGCGGCAGACGCGGAGCAGGCAAAGGCATATAGAAAGCGGCGGGCAGCTCGCCCCCTGCGCTTGTGTTCCTGCTC